GCGGGAGGTCATGAAAAACCTCAAGCGGCTCGACTGCTTCGACGATCTTCTGAGCTATTACCGCTCCAGGAACCTGACCGAAGCGGACTTAAGGGAACAGATCGAAAAAGGCCTCGCCCTGAGGCGGCTGATCGGCAAGGCGGCGTAGACACCGACCGGTCTGAACCATGGCGATCAAGAAAACCGAGGCCGGCTGGCAGGTCGACATTCAACCGGGCGGTCGGGGCGGGAAACGCTTTCGCAAAAAATTCCCCACGAAAGTCGAAGCTCTCCAGTTTGAACGATTCATTCAAGGAAAGATTATCCAGCAACCAGAATGGCGACCGGAAAAGCCTGACAAGCGTCCGTTGTCCGATCTGGTCAAGCTATGGTTTGATCATCACGGGATTGGCCTTAAATCTGCTGGGGATACTTACAAGCGCTTGACCGCTCTATGCAATTACATCGGCGATCCACCGGCAACCGCGTTCACTTCCGAGACGTTTGTGGAATACCGCTCGCGGCGATTGGCTGAAGGAACGAAAGTCGCCACGCTCAACCGGGAACAGGCAACGCTATCGGCGGTCTTCTCGGAACTCTCGCGTATCGGCAAGTGGTCGGGACGTAATCCACTGGCGAAGGTCAGAAAGCTGCGCGTCGATGAACGTGAATTATCGTATCTGACCTTAGAGCAAATAGGTTTGCTTCTGGATGAATGTCGAGCCTCAACGAATCCGGACACTTACCATGTCGTAAGGATCTGTCTTGCCACCGGATGCCGATGGTCCGAAGGGGAGGGGCTTCACGTCCGGGATATGTCTCGCGATCCTTCCGCGGTCACATTTCGCGGAACTAAAAGCGGAAGAGTCCGAGTCATTCCGGTAGCGTTGCCGCTGGTCGAGGAAATACTCGATAGTCGTCCGAAAAAGGCGGGGAGTCTTTTCCGATCCTGCTACAGTGCTTTTCGGGAGGCTGTCGAAAGATCGGGAATTAAACTTCCTGAAGGCCAGATGTCCCACGTTCTTCGTCACACCTTCGCCAGCCACTTCATGATGAACGGTGGTAATATCCTGGCGCTTCAGCGCATCCTCGGCCATGCCAATCTAACCATGACCATGCGCTATGCGCATCTCGCGCCGGATCATTTGCGGGAAGTGCTGGAGCTTAACCCGCTGACGCGGTTGACACTCCGTTGACACCGGAAACAAAAAAGGCTTAGGCGAAACGCCCAAGCCTTTGAATTTGTGGTAGCTACGGGCGGACTTGAACCGCCGACACCCGCATTATGAATGCTCTAGCAATACAGGTAATGTAAGAAAATCAAAGGGTTATAGGAGGTCGACCGTTGCCGACGATCTGATTTCCCTGGATTTCTCACATAACCCTAGACACAGTTTTGACACAGCAGACTTTGGGCGCTGGCCTACACTTAGACTTTATTTATAAGGAAACCAGGTATGAGAGTCTCAGGCTTCACCCTCATCGAACTGATAGTGGCCGTCGCGGTCCTGGCCATCACCCTCGCCTTAGGCGTCCCGTCCTTCCGGGACCTCATCGTCAACAACCGCCTGGTCACCCAGGCCAACGATCTTCTCCTCGATTTGGTCAAGATCCGGGGCGAGGCGATCCGACGGAACGCCCCGGTGTCGTTCTGCCCCAAAGGCCCTGGCAACACCTGCGGCACGGATTGGAAGCAAGGGATGCTGGTGTTCGTGGATTACGACCAGACGCTCGACGCCGGCTGCGAGATCGACGCCGCGGCGCACGACGGCTACCCGGCGGACCTCGTCCTTTATTCAACGGAAGCCAGGGGTCACGCCATCCAAGTGACCGAGGACCGGGTGTGTCTAGGCTTCAACTCGCTGGGAGCGAGAACGCGGCCCACCGGCGGTCTCGTTACCGTCACCCTGTGCGACGATGGCGCGAACAAATCCAAGAACCTGACGCTGGGACCGGTGGGGAGGGCGTCGGTGGAAAAGGGGCAAGGGGCCTGCTAGACCACCCAGATCGGCGAGGCGTAGGGCCAAAGGATCGCTTCGTTGTAAGGGTCGAAAACCCCAAACGCCAGAGGGGACGAGGCGTAGGTCACATTCTCCTGATAGATGTCGTTCGGGGTGATGTGATTGACCTCGCTGTTATAGGCCAGCGCCGTCTTCAGGTAGTGAGCGTCTGAATAGAGTAGCCCGTTCTGAGAGCCGTCCAGTTCTCGGTATGCCTTGGCCCGGTGGACCGCCAGCTTGTTCCCCTGCAGGCCCAGGTTGAACTTCACCGCCGCTAAGTCCCCGACCTGCGCGGTGTCAGCATCAAGGAGCGTCGCGATAACCCTACTCGACATCTGATACCGATCCCAGTCGATAGCATTTTGACTGCTCCCGGTCGAAACCCGGAACCCGACGGACGACGCGGCCGGTACACCATACACCGCGTGATTCTCATCGATGATCTGGACGTCCGTGAGCACCCGGGAATGCTGGGTGTACCCGCTCGTGAACTGCTCGGCCGAGACGGTGTTGATCGCCTCGTAATTGGTCTGGTCGATCGGGACCGACGGCGGGCCCCAAGTGCTGGTGCTCGACCCTGTGTAATTGATCGTCTTGGATTGCGACCCTACCGACAAGGTGAGACTGGCCGTGGTCGTGGTCGAGCCGGTCATCCCGGTGACCCCCGTGGGGTCCGTGGCGTAGCTCGACGTCCCCGAGATGGTCTCGGAAAAACTCAGCTTGATCTCAAACAGAGCATTCGCTTTGGTGTACCCCATCCCGAGGATCCGGTCGGTGATTGAATAAACCGTATTGATCATCGGGTAGCCGTACCAGGAGTCCCCGTTCTGGTCGACAAGGACGACGGAGGCCGGGACGCTGGACGAGGAATAGCCTCCGAGCACTTGTTCCCGCGTCTTCGAGACGGTGCAAGTGGCTGTGATCTTCGGGGATCCGTTCGGGTTATAGCTGAGGGACAGCTCAACAAACCCCAAAGGCCAAAAAGTAATGGCGTTGTATTTGTACCCGTCCCAATCCGACCAGCGGCCGATCGCGGGGTTGGCGGCGCTTCGAGACTGCGTGTCGTACAGCCCGAGGATCGCCTTGTCCCCGGAGGAGGTCGTATCCGAGACTCTGACCGTCGTCGCTTTGATCGTCCGGGTGGCAGGGTCGTCGTTTTGGAAATCAATCGTTCCCGAATAGGACAAAGTCGGCGTGGCCTGTCCCAGGTCGTTGACCGACACCGGCGCTGTGATGACTTCCGAGGTCCCGCCGAACTCCCCGAATTTTGTCGCAGAGATCGAACCACCAAGGGTATTGCCGTCGGTAATCGTGATCCCGCTGACATCGATCAGCCAGCGGCTGCCGTCCGTTCCGAAGAACAGGAACCGGTCGGTGGACCCCAGCGATTTCCCATACAAAAAACCCCCATAGAGGATGGCATCGTTCCGCCATTCATACCCATTCGCTTGGTCCCAGGCTTGCTCGGCCGGGGTTCGGACGATGGGAGCGATGCCGGGCTTTTTGACGTAGAACGACAGGGACGAACTGGGCGCGGTCAAGGGGAAGTAATAGGCACTGTAGTCCGCCGACCAATACACCTGGCGGCCGTTCGGCAAGTAGAAGTTGCCCGCGGTGTTGGTGACTTGCACCGTCGCCGGGAGTAACAGCATCCCGTTCACCAGCCGCCCGTGGTAGGGAAACCCTAGGATCCCAGGGTCATTCTCCTTGACGATGTGATCGAGCTGGATCACGGCAAGAGCGGCTCGGCGTAGATCAGTTCCACGCGTTGACCGGCGGCGTCCATGAACACCGCCTTGGCGATCGGACGCACTTCAAAGGTGAAGAGGCCGTCCGACGAAGTCAGGGTTTGCGGGTCGTAGTATTCCCGAGCGGACACATCCGGCTCGGTGAGGGGCGGGGTGATCCCCGCGGCCGTCGAGTCACTGTCGCCGCCCGCATCCGCGACATTCAGCTTGCCAATGCCGGTCTGGGCCTCGATCGAAGCGGCTGTCCGCGCTGGGCCGAGCGTCTGGTGCTTCCGTTTCTCGGGCGGGGTGAGCTTGCCGATCTCCTCGGCCAGCCGCTCATCCGTCCGCCCGGTCCAGGCGCGATTCAGCCCCGCGGTGGCGGCCTCCCCTACCATTAGACGCTGGTCTCGCGCACGTTGGCGATCGCGACGGAGAGCTCCGTCGCCGTGCCTACCTGCCCAGTGGAATCATTGACCCGGATATAGATCGGGATGGCGTTGGCCGCCCCGGACAAGATCTGGGTGCCGATATTCAGGGACGCGCCGCCGACCGCGGAGTTCAGGCCCGCCAAGGTGGTGGCCAGTTTGACCTCGGTCGCCGGATGTCCGGACGCCGGCACGGCGTCCACGACGCTGACCACGATCTGGTCCACGCCCGGGTTGGAGTTGGCCTCGAGCTTCCGGCTCGCGGTCGTGGACCCTAGATAGAGGATTTTATCCACGGCCGGCGTGCTGCCGTCGGCGTTCTGGGCGCAAATCAGATTCCCAGCCAGTGGGGCTGTTAGGTTTGCGTCGGTGTACAGTTTGAAGCTTAGGGCCACGTCAACCTCCGTGTTTAGGCCGCCATCACAAGTTCATCGTCCGGAATGGCGACGATGACCTCCGCCTGATTATACTTGATTGTCTCATCTGTGTTACTGCGGTGGATCGCCGGCGTCCCGATGACGAAGCGCGGCTCGCCGTAGCCATAATACAGCTTGCTCAAATCGAAGGTGCTGCGGGTGGCGGTCGCATCGGCCATATACCCGTAGATCGGGTCGTACGACAAGTAGGTGGTCCCGTTGACGCCCGACACGTAATCGTAAGGGGCGCCGGGCACCGGATTTTCCAGGAACCCGATCCAGGTCCCTAAGCGGCCGGTTGCCGTCACCTCGTCCTCGTCCGGCGACAGGGGTGCCGACACCGCTTTGGCCGGCGCGGCCAACACGGTCTCGGCCGGGACCGAATTGGCCACCACCTTGCTGATCGCCAGTCGCACGGTGGTCAAAGCCGAGCACGCGAAGGTGTCGAGCTCGTGCGTGATCTGCTTGACCTTCCCGGTCGCTTGCACGGACGCTGTGTCGACTCTGAGCTTGTGGAACCGCTCCAGCAAGGGGTTGAGTATCGTCTTGAACTGGACGACGTTGTTGCGGTGCGAGGCCAGGATCGCGGTCTTGGCCTGCGCTTGGGCACAGACGATCGCTTCCTCGGCGAGCTGCCGGCTGGACTTGCCGGTGCTCGCCGTGTACTCCATCAGAGGGCCCTCGTTCACCATCGCCCGGTCGGCGAACACGACCAGAGCGTCGCCGCCGCCCCCGAGGCGGAGCGTCAGCTGGGTGGCGCTGGCCCCGGTGGTGAGGGTGACGCTGTACCGGGCCCACTGGGTGGAGAGGTAACACACCGTGGCCTCGGAGACCTCATCGTCATCGGACGCGGTCAGGTAGATCGACCGGCCGTTGTTCACGACATCCGTTTGGAGGTAAACCGACACGGTGTAGGTGACACTGGGCTCGACGTTGGCCGTGGTTTCCCGATAGGTGTTCGAGGCCAGAGTCAGTTTGTCGCCCTTGGCTTCGCCGTCCAGATTCACGGACACGTTGCTGACGACCCCGGCGCTGCCGGACCAGGCCGAAAGGTTCTCCGGGCTTGCGAGGAGGTTGACGATCTGGATCTCGTCGAGATCGACATACTCGCCATAATCGGTGCTGTTCGCCGCCGAGGGAAACGGATAACGGTACCAGGTGTAGCTGCCGGAGACGGCATCTGCGGGAGTGAACTGCTGGCTCACGACCCCCGCCGAACCGACCCGCCCTTCGACATAGGGCTTGTTCCAGGTTTCCTCGAACACATTATAAAAGTGGTAGGCGCTCGAATCCGGCTCGTAGGCGTAGCCCTGTTCTTCCGGGACCAACCCCATCTGCTCGATGGACTGCGGGGCTTTGACCAGAAACCGGCTGCGCTCGGTGATCTGCTGCGCCCAGCGCTTGGCCAAAGTGAAATTCGCGCCGACACAGATGCCGGGCGGATTGACCAGATAGCCAACATTGAGGGTGCCGTCGGAACCGGTGGTGTAATACTCGACATAGGAGGGCGGCGCGAAGAAGACGGGCGAACCGACCAAGGGCCAATCCACCCCTTGAATCGCCTCCTGGATCATGTTCGTCGTCGGCATCGGAATGCCGTCGACGGCCACGTCTTTCCAGGACAAGCTGAACGAGGACAAGAAGAAATCCCAAGCGTACCGCTGCCTCTGCTCGTGGATCCGGTCGAACCGGAACCCGATGTCAAGCTCCACCTGGTTCACCACGCTCCGGCTGGACGCCAGTTCCACCGTGAGGGAGCCATCGACCAAGTGCCCGGCGGTGAAGGTGTAATCCGGACCCGACTGGGTGTTCCAGTAGGTCAGCTTGCCCACTCCATCGACCGTGAGGTCGTAACTGGCCGGGATCGTGGATAGTACGTCGTGGGCGTAATCCACGTTGCTGGCGTGCTCGTCGAACACCACACTCGACCAGGATCCGCCGAGTTCCGAGAGGATCTGCTTGCGCGAGGCTTGCTCGAAGCGCTTCTGCAGGAAGTCCGAGCATTTGAACGTGGTCAGGCGGGTGTTCGGGTCGTACTCCGGGGTATCCACCCGACCGATAAACAAGGGTTTGATTACGACGTCACCCGGGGTCGCCAGTTGGTAGTCGATCCGAACCGGCTTGTTGACCCATGCCGAAACCGCGATCGGGCCGAAGGTCGGCATCATGACGAAGGTGGCGATGCGGGCCGCGCCTTCTTCCGCGTCGACGGTGATGAGGCCGGTGACGCTGGCCGTAACGTCGACGCCGTCGAGGTAAACCTTGACCGCCCACAACTGCGTGTCGCCGGGGGCTGGCAAGAACCCGCTGGGGTCGTAAAGCACCTGTTCGATCGTCGCCGCGATCGAGCCCGTGGTGTAAATCTGAAGCTCCAGGGTCGCCGAGATCGAACCGACCTGGTAGGCGATGATCTGCTGTTCGATCGTCGCCGAAAGCGAGCCGACGTCGTAAACCACCTGCTGGACCGGGGCCTTGATGGTGTAGACGTCAGCCAGGATCTGCTGTTCGATCGTCGCCGAGACCGTACCGGTGGCGTAGATAGTCTGCTCGAGGGTCGCGCTGAGACTGCCCACCTCTGAAAAGCCGACGCCCCCGGAGGGATTCAGGTCAATATCATAGTCCGGCGTGTACTGCCCGCCGGGGAGGGTCAGGTTGTAGCTGGGCGTGTACGGCATTAGATCTGCATCCGGTGCATCTGGGCGTTGAAGTTCTGGTCAAGCTCGGCCTTGGTGAGATTCCGGTTGTAGAGCCTCAGGAAGTAGATTCGAGCCGTCCCTAAAGCCGCCGCGGCGGCATCCCCGCGGATGCCGATACGCGGCAGGTTGGGCGGATCCACCGTGCTCGGGGAGACGAAAGTCCCGTCCCAAGTATTCTGTCCGCCCACCGGGTCGTAGGCGCCGTTCCGATACAAGAACGAGGCCTGCGCCCCGGTGCCGTCGATGGAGGCAGCCAGGTAGTTGAACGTCGACCCCGTAACCGTGGCGTCCGAGAACTTTTGCAACGCGGGGCTGCCGCCGGTGTCCCCGGCGACCAGGACCCCGTTCTTGAACAAGGCCGGGTAGCGGCAGAACTGGACACCTTGATGCACGTCGGTCGCCGTAAAGCCGGTGCCGGAATCGAAGATGGGGGCATCCGTCAGAGCCGTGCCGGCGTACAAAAACACCTCGAAGGTGAATTTCGCCCCGGCCTTGTGGAGGCTTTTGAGAAACGCCGTCGCGGCGGCCAAGGTAAAGAACTTGTACGGCGCGGTGAGGGAGAACGAAAAGTAGGGCTGGTTCGCCTGAGTCGCCGAGATCCCGTTGTTGATAGTCCCCGTGAACGTCGGGTCGGTGGTTTCTGAAGTGCCGTCCACGCCCCGATAGAAATTGTAGGCACTCGCCGCCGACCCGTCCGCCGGAGACGGAACGGAGTTCCGCCACAGTTGGTCCGAGGCGTTGGCGAAGTTTCGAGCGAACCCGGCGTCCAGAATGAAGACCAACCCGTCGGTCACCAACCCGCCACCCGGCATTCTCGCCAGGGAGAGAGGGTATTGGGTTACCGGTTGCACCACTTGTCCCTTGTCTCGCCAGGTCACGGTACCATCGACCACGGTGCCGCCGTTGGTGGGCCACACCGGTTCGGTCGCCCCGGTCGTGCCGGCCACCTCGCACTCGTAGTAATGCCCGACGGCCGGATCCGACGGGAAGATTAGATTTGTTAAGGATTTTGTTACGCTGGACCGCCAGCGAGAGCCGTGATCGGCGTACGCCGTGATCATCAAAGGGGTGTCATCCGCCGTCGAGGTGTTGTGGTACCCGTAAAAGTTGGTCTTGGTGGTGACGGACTTCAGGACCGTGCCGTTCGTGGCGTTCGCGATCCGGACGGTAAACGTAGACTCGGCCAGGCTTTCCGTGATCGTCCCGGTCGCCCCTCGGAACGGAGGACAGTAGTCAAGGTAAAGCGAGATGCCCGAGGTGTTGGCAGTCAAGTTGCTCATCTGTCCAGCGATGATCCAGGACACGGCGTCGTTGGACCAGGACACCCGCACCGAGGCCGGGTAGTTGTCCACGCCGTTGACCACGAACTTAATGGCGTCAGACTCCAAGGCGGCCCCCGCGCCGGCATCGAAGATGAATTCGAGGGTCGCGACATCCGCCGCCGCGAAGGTGGCGCCGGTCACATTGCTGCCGTCTTGAAGTTCAGCCAAGGTCCCTGCAGTCGGTGTCTTGTTGCAATTGAGCGTCACGGTGTTGGAGACGGCGGAGCCCAAGCTGTAAAGCTCCAGCGCGTAAATGGCCAGATCAAACCCCGCGCCTCCGGTCACGGTGAATTGGTCAACTCTCCAGTAGCGTGCAGCCATCTTTAAACCTCTTCAGCGTTGATCGTCCAGCGATAAGTTCCCGTGGTCCGATTGAAGTCGGCCTGCGGGGGCTCGATAAATGCGGTGAATTGGGGGTAATACTCGACCATGTAGGCCGTGGCACCGGTGACCGCGGTCACGGTCGCGGTGTTGGTGACGACGCTGACCGAGGAGGGTAACCACATCCCATCCTTCAAGGCGTAACCGTTCGGTTCATAACCCGCGTCTGTGCGCCGGGCGGCAGGAAGGGCGATGACATTGCTCGGGGACTGAAGCGAGCGTTTGACGCCGCACTTCAGGGTTTGCTGGGTCTTCCAGGCAACGCCCGCGAGGCCGGGCGGAACGAACCCTTCACCAGACAAGGTAGTCCGGAGCTTCGACCAGTTGGACTGGCGAACGGCCGAGCCATCCGCCATGCGGAGGGTATTGACGCCGCCGAATTCTTCGTAGGTTTGCGAAAACTGAAGCGCCTGGGGGACCTCAATGATCGCGGTCCCGATAGCGAAATTGCGTGTCGTCCATCCCATCAGCGTCGCCCTTCCTTGAGCGCTTGGAGTGCAAGCAGTCGCTGTAGTGTATCAGCCGCGTTACTGTCGGCCAAGACGGGCACCCTCTCATTACTGATGTAGAGGTTGACCGGCGTCTTGTTGGAAACCTGTTCGGCAGCTTGTGACAAGGTAGTGGCGGGGCTCACCGAGGGCAAATTGACCTCCGGGGCGGCCAAGTCCGGCAGATGGATACGCGCTGCCCGTTCAGCCAGGGAGGAGATGTTTCCAAGCCTTGGCCCACCACGTCTCAGGCGTTCCGTATAGCGCTCCGCATCAGCCAGGGAAATACCTTCGACGCCGTTGGCCGGGTTGCTGAAGGTGATCTCGGGCAGGGGCTTATGAACAGAGTCGACGAGACTGTCGGGAAGCGACGTCGGCGCCCCATAAGGGGATTGCGTAAATCTTTGCTCTCCTGTTTGGGGCTCCTTCTCAATAGGGGTAGAACGGTCGGTGTAGACCCTACGGCCACTCTCGTCCGCGTAACTAAAGATCTTCGGAGACGCCGCGTCGGTCGAGGCGGACGAAGCCGCCGAGGGGGCCGGCGTCGCCGCGCCCGTGGTGTCCGATGGGATCGGCTTCCCGTCGGGCCCCGAGATCGGCAATTCGACCGGATGGGCCTGGAGCTTGTCATCGAGCTGCGCCAAGAGCTGGTCGGCGACCGTGTCGACTTGCTTCGGGTCGAAGCCGATCTTCAGCTTGCCAAGATCCTCGATCCGCTTTTCCAAGGCGTCGATCTTCGCCTGTACCGCTGCTGCGTCCGCCTGAACCTGCAGCAGAGCGTTTTTGTCTCGGATCGCCCGTTCCTCCGCGGTGCTCACTTTCTTTTTCTGGGACTCCGCGGCGATCGTGGCGGCCTCGTCGACCACGCTTCCTGCGTCGAACCGGGAGACCGTGCCGTCCTGCAGCCCCGAGCGGACGAAATCGACGACGCCCCTAGCATCCGACTCGGCTTCGTCGAAAGCGCCGCCCTTAAGCTGCTTTCTGGCGCGATCCAAGAGTTCCCGGATCCGGTCGGAGGGCGAGATCTGCTCGCCGGACAGCTCGCGCTTGGCGTCGGCAAAGAAGTTTTGAGACTCCCGCTGTTTGCCCTTGGCTTCATTGAGCTTGTCGAGGGATTCGCGGTACCGCTGCTCGGCGCTGGACAAGCGCTCGTTGATCTTCTGCAGCTTGTTGCGCTGAGTCTGCAGCTGTTTGTTCGATTTCTCGATCTCCTTCGAGGCACCCTGTTCCAGAGTCAGGCGCTTCGAGTGCTCCTCGTTCTGCTTCCGCCGAAGCCCTGCCTCCTGTTGAATGAGGTCGTCGGTGATCACTCCTTCGAGCTGGGCCTTCCGGGTCAGCAAGCGGTTGATGGCTTCCTCGGTGCCGGCCCGCTCCAGGATCAGGGCGCTGATCTTGTTCTGGTCCTTCTCGTCCTTGGCGACTGCGATCTGCTCGTCGACCACCCGGCGTTTGGTTTCCAGGATCTTGCTGAGCCGATCAACTTCCTTGAGATCGAGCTCGGATTGGCCCTCCTTCTCCTGTTCCGCGGCGTTTTTCTCGCGAGCGGCTTGCAGACGAGCTTTCTCCGCCGCGATCTCAGCAGCGCGTTGCTTGGCTTGATCAATCGCCGGCTGAATGGTGTCCTTGATGTTCAGGAGGCGAACGTAGTCGACATTGTCGAGCGACGCTTTGCCTTGGCTGACCAAGGCGTCAATCGCATTGTTAACCTGGAACCTGAATTCCTTGAGGATTTCGACTTGGCCGTTGACCGCCGCGTCCTGGATACTGACCAGGAGCGAGGACATGTCCGTTGGGGCAAGCTTGAGCTTGCCCGCCACCGTCATTGCGATGATCTTATCGGTCATAGCCTCCAGATCGCCCTGGCCGTTCAGAAGCTCCTGGCCTTTCTGCTCCAACCCCGCGTAGAAACTCTGCAGAGAGGTGACGAAAGTTTTCGCCTCATCCACGGTCTTGGGTAGGGCTCCGGAGAACAACTCCGAGCCGTAGAGCTGTTCGAACTCCCTGAGCTTCGCTTCGCCCGATTCGCCGATGTCTTGACCCGAGGCCTTTTTATTCGACAGCCGTTTCAGTTCATCCAGAAGGTTCTGACGCACCACCCCCAGTTTCTGCACGAACAGCTGGAAGGCCAGCTCGTCCATCTCCTTGCCGTAGATCTGGTCCGCCAGCTGCCGGGCTTCCTCGGCAGGCCCGCCCTGGGAGTCCGCCGAAAAAGGGGCGAACTCCTGCTTGACCGCGTCGGTTTTCTGGAGTTTGGCCGTGCGCTGGGCCTCGATGCCTTCCAACCGGGTGTCGAGCGAAGGGCCTTTGGCGAAAAATTTGTCATACACCACCTTGCCGGCAACCAGGGCTGAGGCCAGTAACCCGACCATCCGGCCGAGCGGGGTCCAGGAAGCAGCCGTGGAGATAACCTTCAGAGAGCCGGAAAGCTTAGAGAAAATCCCTTTGCCCAACGCCACAAGCCCCTGGAAGCCTGTGATCGCTCCACCGACGATGGCAAGCCCCGTGCCCGCCGTCCCACTGAGTTCGGTCAGATCCTTGGCGGTGCGGTTATCCGGCGACGCCGTCAACGAGCCAATCCCGCCGGCCAACCCGCCGAGGACGCCCAACGCCCCGCGGGCTAGTCTCGTGCCGGGAGACAAGAGGTAGGTCAAAAGCCCGGTGCCAAGCCCCGACAAGGCGGCCTTGCTGGTATCCTCACCCAAGGTCGCCTTGCGATCAATAATCCGGTCCTGCAGCGACTTCGCGCCGTCCGCCAGGGACTTGAAGAAACGGCTCACCACCGGGAGCCCGTCGCTCGCGATGGTGTGGGTCAGGGACAGGATGGTCTGGCCGAACCGCCGGATCTGGTTGTTGGCGGCTTCCATCTGGGTCTCGGACCCCTCGGCCGCGGCGCCCGCCCGCGACACCTGGGTGATGTTCTTCTCGAGGATGTCGAGCGAATCGAGGAGCGGCAGGAATACGTTCTCCGCCCGGCGTTCCAGAACACCCCGGAAGGCGTCGGTATTGGGACCGCCGCCGCCGATACCGAGCCGCCGGTATTCCTGCAGCGCCGCCAGCAAGGGGTTGTCGTCCTGCTGGAAGGCCAGGAACCTTTGCCGGATCTCCTTGCCAGTCAGGATCTGCCCGAACATCTTCTGGTACAAGGGGATCAGCGCCCGGACGGTTTTCTCGTCCGGCGACAGGACCTCGATCAAGGCTTCGCGGGAGCCGGTGGCGATGGTCGACGGCTTGATACCGATGTTCGACAAGGTGGCGTTGAGCCCGAGGATTTGCTTGGAGCTGAGCCCGAAGGATTTCGCCGTCTGCGCCTGCAAGCTGACCAGGGTCTTGAGATCGTCCGCGGTCAGTTTCGAGATGTTGATGGCGTTGGTCAGCTGATCGGCCAGGGTCCGGTCGGAAAGATCGGCAAAGACCGACCGCATCGAGGCGATGACGTCCGCCGCGGTCTGCAGGGAACTCTTGGTCGCACCGGCGAACAGCGCGACGTTCTCGACGGCCTTCGGCAGGTCCGCCGCCTCGACACCCGCCTGCGCCAAGGTTTGCGTGGCTTCCGCGATGTCCTGGACCGAGAACTTGGTGGTGGTCGCAGTCTGCTTGATCGCGGATTCGATGTTCCGCATATCCGCCGAGGTGGCCTGCGAGACGGCCTGGATCCCTTTGAGGGCTTCCTCAAGATCGAACACCTGGCCGGTCAGCCGGCGGAGGCCTTCCAGCAAGGCGAAGCCGGACCCGTACAGAATCGCATAGCGGAAGAATGCCCGCATCGCCAGGGAGGCTTGGTGCCAGAGGCCAACGTTACCACGAAGCTCCGCGTTGACCTTTTTGATGGCGACGGCTTGCTCGGCGAACTGCCGGTTGAGGTCGCTGATCTCCCCCGGGGTCAGGCGTTGCCCGGTGCCGGCGTCGCTGTCCTTGATCCGCTGCTGGATGTGCTGCTGCTGGCTTTTGAGGTAAACCAGCGCATCTTCATAGGTGTCCTTGGGCAGATCGAGGACGTTGGAAAGTCCCCCCACCGCATCGATCGCCCGCCGCCCCCGCCCGCGTTGTGCGGTGAGCGCCCGAAGGTCCGCGAGCTTCTGGTCGATCCGGGTCCGGTCGGCGCGGGGAGCCGCCACCGGTGGGCCCGCTTCGAGCGCCTTCAGCTCGCGCTTGAACTTGATCTCCTTTTCCAGCAAGGAAAGGTACAGGCGCTCCGCCTCGATCGCTTCCTGGCTGCCGGCCGCGGCTTCCCGGTAGGCGCGGGAGGAGGCGACCGCCCGGCTCAGAGCATCCTTGATCGCTTTCCGGGTCGGCTCGTCGAGCTCCTCGAGCCTGCCCCGCCCGAGCAAGCGGGACGCGAACTGGGAGGAGTCCTCCGCCAGCTGCCGTTTCTTGGTGAGGGAACGGCCCAAGGTCGTGCCTTCGACCTCCCGCCGGCGCTCGTCCAGCTTCCGCTTGAAGTCTTCCAAGGACCGGACGTTCGAGAACGCCGTCTCAGCGGCGGCTTCGGTGATCGCTTCCTTGGCTGCCTTGAGCTGCTGCTTGATCCTGGAATTGAGGGCGCGGCGAATCAGCCCGAAGTCGAATTCCTTGCCGGCGCGGGTCAGGTCCCCGCCAATGGTTTCGAGCTCTCGGCCGGCGGCGCCGGTCAAGAAGCGGGCGGCCCGCTCGCGTTGCACGGCTTTCTCCGCCTCTTTCGCGGCCTTAACCTCCAGCTGATTGGTGCCGCGCCGAATCCGAAGGTCCTCTGCCTCCTGACGACGCCTCTTAGTCTCGGCTTGCCGTTCGGCTTGCTTGGCGGCGGAGACTTCGAGCTGATTGGTGCCTTTCCGGAGCTTAAGGGCTTCCGCGTCCTTGCGGGCCGCGATCCGATCCTCGTCCGTCAGCTGGTTGAACTTCCGAACCGTGGTGAGGTTCTGCTGAGCCGCGACGCCGAGCTGCGGAATTTGTAAGGGCAGGGATTTGATCACCTGGCCCGATCCATCGCCTTCACCCGGCAAGTAGACCGAGCGTCCGCGGGCGGCTTTCCGCTGGATCTCCTTCAGCGCCCTCGACTGCGACTCCAGGGCGGCGGCGTATTCCCGGAGTTGGGCCTTTTGCTTCTGCTTCAGCTTCGGGTCGGTGATGTCGAGCTCTTTCGCGAGGATCTGCTTGAACAGCCCTTGGGTCGTCGGGGTGACCTTGGTGGTCTTGATCGTGCTGAGGGCGTGGGAGATGTCCTCGTAGAACAGCCGGACGGAGGCGAGGGCCTGCCTCTTGGCGCCGTCGGTTTCCTGCCGGAGGGCTTGGTTGATCTGTCTCAAGGCGTCGTGCAGTTCGCCCTTCAAGGCCTTCAGCTGGTCTTCAGACAAGACGTCGCCCGCCTCGAGGTTGACCGGGAGATGCACCTTCGGAATCTTGAGCTCCCGGGCGAGGCCGCCCAGGAGCTTACTGACCTGCTGCTGGAATTCGGGCAGGTTGGTAACATCCCCGGCTTTGATGATGTAGTCGACGACGGCGTCTAGTTGGATCTTGTCAGCCATCCTGGGCTCCTAATGCGTCTTAGCGAAAAGTTGGGCGAGCATGTTGAAGTTGTCTTCGCTGCTGAGGTCTACCGTGACCACCTCGGCGCTCCCGCCGTCAGCGTCGTACTTGCCGCCGAAGCCGTACAGGCAGGCTTCGAACAAGAGGTTGTTCTCCTGGCCTTTCAGCGCCAGGAAGTGATCGAGCATCTTCAAGGCGACGTCCCGGTCGAGCTGGGTGTATACGTAGTTCGCCTTATGGAAATCAAAGGCGCACATGTAGAGAATCAGTCCGGCGGTATCCAGCTCTCGCAGCGCCGCGGCGTAGGCGGATCCGAGTGTCTTACCCGGTGTCGGTTGGGAAGGATTGGACAGGGAGTCTGCCTCCCGCCCGGCAGCTTCGAGGCGCTCGATGAAGTACTCGATCGCGTCGGCGGTCGGCTGGGGCATGCCGCAACATTCGGCCAGGGTCGGGATGACGGCGGATTCGAGCACTTGAGCGTCGTCGGTCAGCTGCTGACGGAGCTCGGAAAACCGTTCGAAGGCAAGTAAAGGGACCGCGAAAGGTTGGTGATGCCTATTGAATATGGACATGCCAGGCCTCGATAAAAGCTGGCCGCCCGAAGGCGGCCAGAAGGTCCTAAGGAAGACCGTGCCGGCCGCCCGAGGCGGCTCGGGCTTAAGCGGCGTCGGACGACATGAACATCATGCCGATCGGGTAGCTTGGGATGACGCTGGACAAGTGCTCCAGCGGCGCGCTCGCCGCGTATTCACTGGCGGCCGGCTCCAACAGCTTGATCTGCATTTCGGTCGACGAGAACTCCGTCGGGGACGCGCCGATCGAAGCACTGCCGCTGATCGCGGCTTTCCAGAAGTTGAAGCCCATCGGCCGGCTGGTGCCGCGTTCGAGCTGCAGCAGCTGCACCGCGAAGTAGTTGACGCTCGACAGGCCACCGATCGCCACAGCCGGCGACTTGTAGCAGAGCACGTCGGATCCGGCGGCGAAGGCGGCGACGGTGCCGAGGCCGGTGACCAGGGTCAGGGTGTTGGTCGCGATGCTGTCGATCTTGGAGACAGTGACCGACTCCGGCTTGCCAACCTCGAAGATCACAACGATGTCCCCTGCCGTGAAACCGGTGGCTGACGTCAGCGGGATGCTGGTCGCGGCGGCGTTGATTTGCGCGGTGGTGTCCACCGTCGACTTGGTGTCGGTCGAGTCGTACGCGGCGACGGCGTTGCCGAGCATGACGTTTAGGTTGCGGCGGCTGTACTCGCGCAAGGTGGCCGAGATACTGGCCGACTGCGACGTCAGCGCGGTGTCGATGATTTTCTGCGGAAAGCCACCCATCAGATCCACCGAGGTCTGCTCGATGTTGAGCGTGACCTGGTCGATGACCCCGATCGAGTGGGAGGCGTCGAGTTTGCCGGCGCTCGACTGCGGCCCAATGCGGACCTCGAACGTGCCGATACGGAATTGTTTGGTTTTGGGGGAGCCTAATGCCATTACATCGTCCTCCTTGACGAAGTTAGGTGGGTTAGAAGCGCATCCTGCGCCTCTTAATCATAACAGATCCTGTCTCAAAAACTAGACAGTCACAGCCGCTTCAGGTCAGCCCGCATCTTCCGACCCATCATGAGCGCGAACCTCCGGAGCCAGGGCCGGTAATACTCTGGATAACGCAGCCGATCGATGTTTGTGACGCCGCCCTTTAAATTCGCAAAAGACGGCACGTCCTTGGGCCTATCCAAATTCAGGTCTTGGGCGAAAAAAGGGTTCGCCAGGATGTCGTTCAGCACCGGATTGATCACAGGACGTTTCAGGTTCAGCCGGACGACTGTGGCGTTTCTTACAGATGCGCCCGGACTGAGAAGGCCGCTTCGTACCGCCAGTTCGATGGATGCCCTGCCGAGCTTTTCCGCTCGCCCGTGGTAATTAGAGCTGTTCCGGGTGATCGACAAAGTTCGAGGCAAGGCGCCCCGATAGATCGACGCCAATTTCCCGGTCTTCTTCCAATATTGCCTAGACTTGAAGCCTTGCCTTGCGCCGGTGTTGATCCAGCGCCGGGTCAACGGCTTCCAGCGGAACCGCTCGGCAAGCCCCGAGGCCACGGTTACGGTCTCGGTTTTCTCGCTGGCGAACGCCTCCGCGGACTTCACTTGCCTGACGCTCAGGAGCTTGACCGCCTTTGGGATTTTGACCGTGGTCGGGCGCCGGGCGGCGAACCGGAGCCCCTGACCCCTGCCGGAAGTCACGGGAATGCCGGGATTATCCAGAATGTCCCTAACCGCCAGCAAGGTGTTGGAAAAGTAATCCGCCATAAATTTGGCGACTTGGATCTCCTTGGCCAGCGCGAGCTCCTGGGCTTTCTTTTGCGTCAAAGCCTGGACGGCAAGCGTGATACCGGAACTGCCTACCCGAGTCTTTATTCTGGGTCGAACACCCGCCACGCTAGAACCTCAGGGCGCGGGCCTGGACCACGACCATGCGAAGGCCGGCGGCGCGGTCGAACTGCTGCGGCGAAATGCTGGTCGAGGAAATGATCAAGTCGCCGAGCCGCTCGGTGGGCTGGTCGACGCCGCTATAGTCCATGATGGGGAGCTCCGCGCCTTGGTAGAAGACGCTGCGGACCAGGCTGACGATATCGAGCGCGGTGTATTGCGCGGGGTCGATGGAAGTGATGCCCCCGATCTCGAATTCGAGATACCACATCGGGTCCCTCGGGGATTCCACCATGGTGGAGAGACTCCAGCCGAGCGCCGGCTGGTCGGATTCGAGCAAGGTGGCTTGCAGTAGTGTGCCGTCGAGGTCGAGGTAGTTAATCGCCTTGGAGTCCGCCAACTGCTTGGCGTACTTATCGATCGTGGATTTCAGGGCGAGCGGGAAGGTGTCGTAACTCATCTCTTTCGTACCGTGCGGCAAGCGAGAAAACCTGAGGAAGGAAAGACCTCCTCGACTTCATAGAAATAACTGCCGACCTTCAGCTCATGGTCGATCGTCACCGGGCAATCGGAAGGCAAGAGTACCTGCATCTCGGAAAAGCGCATGGCGTCGAACTCGCGGGAGTTCATGTAGCTCATGCGTTCGATATCGCAGTGGTACGTGCCGATCTTGGTTTTGGTGGCGGCGCCAGCGACGCCCGAGGCCGAAGCCGTCTTGGTGTACTGCATCAGGTCCGCCTGAAGCGGGGCCCGGTGAAGCAAAAACAGGTGGCTGTATACCGACCCTTGCATATCGTTGTTGCGGACGCCGAGGAGGAACACTTCACCGCTCAGTCGGACGACCTTATAGGTGTCTGGAATCGACCGATCCGGGTTGCATAGGATATACCGGCGCTTCGATCCAAATTCCCTCTCACTTACGAAACGATCGAAAGTTTCGTACGTGCCGCGGGCCACATCGAGGTCCCAGCTCGTACCATTCCAGCCGTCGATCTTGGTTCTCGCGAAATAACTCGCGGCGCCCTTGAGGTTCACTAGCCGGTCACCGGATCGTAGTTGGAGCCGACCCCGAGGAATTGGCCCACGTACGACGGCACCGAACCGGTCAACAGCTCGGTCAGGCGGCTCTTGTAGGTCGCCAGGCGACCCGCAATGAAGTCCCGCAAGCCGGCGCGATCTTGGGGCCGCTCGATGGTGTTCTTGCCGTCCGAGATGTTCTGCGGCATCGACAAGGCTCCGGTCTGCAGGGTTTGGTAGGCGCAGAAATACGCACTGTAGGCCCGCAGAAGGTTGAATTGGTTGAGCTGGCTGGCAGTCGGGGTGCCGAGGCCGGTCGCGTAGATCGTCGCGTGGGTGGGCGCCCACGCGTCGAGGTCGAGCGTCAGGTCCAGCTCGAGGATACCTTGGTTGAAGCGCTCGTCGCCCAAGTCCTCCTCGGTGATCTGGAGGGCGCCCCGGATCTGATCGGTGTCCGTATAAAGGACTTCGATCATCAGTCAACCTGCATCATCAGGCCGGCATCGATCTGGGATTGCATCCAGCCGGTGATCTTTTCAACCGTCACCGGCACACCGGCCGGGAAGCGGATCAGGTTAAACGGCTCCAGCAAGTCGTGGGTGGCCTGCAGCCGGATCTGCACCGGGGCTTTGGTTTTCTTCTCGGCCAGAGCAGCGGGGTTGGTGTTTTCAGCCATGAAGTTCTTCCTTAAACGACGATTAACCGAATGGGAGTATTCCAGAGCACGCCCGACGGGTTTGCGCCGTCGTACGTGATCAGTTTGGCGGTGTGATACCCGAAAGCCAGCCCAGCGCTCCCCAACTTCAGGATCAAGCGATCCGTCTGGGTGAGATCGAACAAGGCCGGGGCCACGGAGCTGTCGAGCGTGGTCGTTCGATCCACGATCAGCTGCGCACGGGTCAGCTGGGCGTGGTTAACAACGGTCTCATTGACCAGGAGCTGAAGCTCCTGAGTGTTGTTGAGTCCTGACGGCACGAGAAAACTAATGTACACGCTGGAGCGTCCTTGCCGGTGTCACATTCTTGATACTAGCATTATACACCCGGCCAAGGCCAGTGCCTTCTATGGTCGCGGTGGCTGTGGATGAACTCTGTGCCAGGGCGGCCAGGGAGATGCCGGAGGTCAGCTGCCCCGCGACATAGCCTTGGACCAGGGCCTGGGCGTTCAGCTTGATGTACGCTGTCAGGGCGCCGAGGCTCTGGGCTTCGGACGCGGCTCCGCCGGTGAGGTCTACAGCGTTGGAAGCCAGTTGCCCCGTCGCTAGGGCTTGGGCCAACGCCGAGGCCGACAGGACGATCGTCGCAGTCAGATCGCCGCCGCTGTTGGCAAGCGCCAGGGACGCGCCGTTCAATGGGATTAGGGTGGTAAGCGAGCCGGAGCCCGTCGAAAGAGCCAGAGCCGCCGAGCCCGCCAAGATGGCCGTCGACAGCTGTCCGGTGGCCTGCGACACGTTGGCGGCAGATCCGTACATAGAATTGTCCCCGGGGGCCGTGAGGCCACCGGAGGCCGTCGCATCGTTGGCGGCGGTACCGGCCAAGGGGATGTCTGTCTGCAATTGGCCAGTGGCTGCCGCGTTGCTTAGAGCTTCGGCGGCCAAGGGGATGCCGGTGGCGAGGCCGCCCGAGAGTAATGCCTCGGCGACCGCCGCGCCCGACAACCGGATCTGGATCGTGAGGTCGGCGGAAGCAGCCGCTTGACCGGCAGCGTCGCCGGCCAAAGCCGCAGACGAGGCGTCGAACGCGCCGGTCGCGGTGGCTTGGGCCTGGGCGTCTGCGGACAGGCGGATGGATGTGGAGAGTTGTCCAGTGGCCAAGGCGTCTGCTTGGGCCGAGCCCTCGAGCAAGATTGAGGTGTCGAGCCCTGCGGTTGCCAGGGCTTCAACCAAGGCGTCCGCCGACAGTTTGATCTGGGTGGTTAGGGACCCGCCCGCCTCGGTGGTGGAGGGAGCAGAGCCAGCCAGGAGGATGTCTCCCGACAGGACGCCGGTGCCCGCGGTAATCACGGCTGCGGACCCTTCCAGCGGGATGCTTGACGTTAACGACCCTGACGCGGTAGAGACGGATGCCGCCGCACCCAGCACGGGGATGGCTGTGGAAAGGTCGCCGGAGCCCCCGGCCTGGCTGGAAGCGGTGCCGGCGAGGTCGGTCGTGCCACCCCGCCCGCCACAAACTCCCAAGCACCAATATCCGGGTCATTGCGAGCTTGACCGATGATATCAGTCGTTAATGTCGTGTCACCTGCATTGATTAGGCCTGCGCCCGCCTTGAGGCGAAAATCGTTCGATGTGTTAACGAACTGGTTAGCGAAAGTCAGGTTGTGAAGGCTGTTGCTCCCTGGGAGACCGGAGGCTTTGTCGGTCGCGTTGTGATCCGACGAGGCGTTGAAACTGCCACTGGTTGCGGCCGGCACGGCAAAGCCAAAAACAGCACAGTTCTTTAGGGTGGAACCTCCGTTAACGTCATTTACGCCCGTGCCACTGCTTTCCCCCACCGCGCTGTCGCACACTACCGTACAACTGTGGGCGCTAGATGAGAAGAACAGAGCTATTCCGTTTTGATTGTTGGTTCTCGCTACGACCAAAGAGTTTTCAATTTTGCTCCCTTCTTCCAGGTACGCTGTGTAACCACCAGTGGGAGCCCCTACAGAATTCTCGATCAAACATTGATTGACGTAACCGGCATTACGCATCCTTAAAGGGCTGTGTCCAAATTGCCAACCGCTGCGTTTAATCTGCAACCTTTCGATTCTGGCGTTAGCGGTAAACACGTCCATGAGCGGGGCTTCTGTCGGGTTAGCAGAGACCCCAACGCCCTTAGTTTGGTCATATTGTAGTGGATTGGTCGCTGCGTTGACGTGATCGATAAAAGAATGCCCGCTGGCAACGGTTAGCCAGGGATAACAGTTGGTGTCGGTGGTTTGTCCACTGACAACAAGACCACCTGTAAATTCGCTATCGTTGTAGCACTCGCCTTTCCAAATTTCATGGTTAGACACTAGATTAGACGGGCAGGCGTCTTCCCAGGCTTGGAGCGTCGAGTAATCGCGCCCAGTTGTGCCGATAGACTTAACAGTTGTGATCCGATATTCCCAAGCGCCAATATCTCCATTTAACCCAGCATCTCGAACAATCCCTGTAATATCGTTTGGAGCATTGGTTCCATCAACGTTGCCGGAATCAATTAAAGATGAACCTGCCTTCAGTCGCC